GTTAATTGGCGGATATACTGATCTTGTAGAATACGCAGCTGATAATCCTGGTGAGTTTGTATAATGGCAGTTAGCGAGCAGCTCTTAGAGAGTCTACTACAAGAAGTTGCTATTGTTACTTTTCGTAAGCGCACTACCGGAGAAATTCGGGAGATGCCTTGTACTAAGAATCTAAAGTACGTACCTAGCGATCTTCTACCCAAGAGTGTCGATAGACAAACTAACCCCAACATTGTAAAAGTCTTCAGCCTAGATAGAAATAGCTGGAGATCTTTTCATAAACAAGATGTATTAGATATTAAGAAGGTGACTGACGATGGTGAAGCTTACAATTCTGGACGACTCTGAAGCTGATATTAATATTGCAGCAAATGCAAAAGGCGGAACAGAGCTTATGCGAGATGCTCTGTTCTCGCGAATCGATAAAGATCTAATAGATAAGTTCCAGATTATCTGCTCGAGGCCTAATACTCTCGATCCGAATAAGATTAAGATTTTATGGTGTCATGATTTAGCAGAAGATCCTGCTGTATCAAGACTATCTGAATCAGGGTACCGCGATCAATTCGATCTGTTTGTATTTGTTTCGAATTGGCAGATGGAGCGGTATAATTCAGTACTGGGAGTTCCATATGGTAGATCTATTGTATTAGAAAACGCTATTACACCAATTGATAATTGTAGTGATAAGCCCAAAGACAAGATTAAGCTAATCTATACTCCTACTCCTCACCGCGGATTAGAACTTCTCGTACCTGTGTTTGAAAAGGTAAGTGAGATGTTTGATAACGTCGAGCTAGATGTATATTCTAGCTTTAAGTTGTATGGTTGGGAGCAGCGAGACGAACCATACAAGGCACTATTTGAGAGGTGTGTGGCTCACCCCAAGGTTAACTACTACGGCTCTGTTTCTAATGAAGAGATACGCGATGCTCTAAGACAGGCGCATATCTTTGCATACCCTTCAATCTGGCCAGAAACTTCTTGTATTTGCTTGATCGAAGCTATGAGCGCTAGATGCTTGGCAGTACATCCAAATTACGCTGCTCTACCTGAAACATCAGGTGGACTAACTCTTCAGTATCAGTGGTGCGAAGATCCTACACAGCACGCTAATCGCTTTGCTGGTAACTTAATCACAGCTATTCAGATGGTACAGCAGCCTCAAGTAGAGCCTGTTCTCGACTTTGTTAAGACGTACGCGGACTTTAAATTTAACTGGGATCGTAGAGCAGCAGTTTGGACGAACATTCTAAAGTCTCTACTTACAGAGAAGAGCAAAATTTCAAGTTAGCTTTTCTTACTCTACACATTATATGCTCGTTATACCAGCCCGGGGATTCTAAACATCCCCGGGCAAACTGCTCTTTAGCTTCGAAATAAGTTAGTTCTGATTTAGAAACGCAGAGCTTTATAATTTCTCTTTTAAAATTTGACTTACCGTACTTCTCGATATCAGAAGAGAGTGAAGGAGATGAACCATAATAGTCTCTCCAATCACTCTCTGTTTTTTTAACTTTACGTCTTGTTTTGTTTTTCTGTTTTATTCGACGTGTATTAGTAAAGATTTTTTTTCCAATATATTTCTTATTATTTACAATATTTGTAATGATGTATATGAACCCCGCGTGGGTACCGATACTATCATCAGAAAAAATTACATTATTGAATAGCCAAGGATTTTCAATCTCAGTCATAGTACCCCCTATACGGGGGTATATAGTCAATTACTCGTTATCATCTGCAAATAGGTCGTCTTCGTCCTCGTCGTCATATTCATCATCTTCTTCAGCATCATCTAAATTAGTTAAGTCATCATTACCACAAAAAGGACAAAACTTAGGCTTACTCGCTACATCACTATCCTCTATAGTATCAACCATAAACACTGCACCGCAGTTAGAGCACTCTATTTCTTTATCCATTTGTAAACTCCGTTACGTTTTCGCTGGTTAAAGCGGTTTTGAGAAAGGCGACTCCTTCCTCTGAACGGTACTTATTTTTATATTATACTCTGCTTATACCTGACTGAAAAATTAATTTTGCACATTCTATACAAGGTGCGTGAGTTACAAACATAACGGCACCTTCACCACTTTCAGTCGATCTTGCTAACTTAGCAATAGCATTCATCTCTGCATGAATGACTTCTTTCTTAGTGGAAAGAGAACCGTCCTCGTTTTCTATCTCACACTTATTATCCCAGCCAGAAGGTGTGCCGTTATATCCGCTGGCTAGGATTTTACCGTCTTTTACAATTACAGCACCTACCTGTAGCCGCTCCGCTACAGACAGGTGTGATGTAAGTTCAGCGACGTCCATATAGTATTTTTTAAATTTACTTTTCATACCCTGACCATACAGAGCTCCAATCACCAGATAGGGCACCCTTGGCGTAATCAGTTGACTTATTCTCAAAGAAGTTAGTATGGGTAGGAGCGTTCAGCATTTCCTCAACCCATGAGAGGGGGTTCTTCTTTACTTTAAAGATACCCTTCATACCCATTGCAATTAGTCGTCGATCGCAAATATAACGAATATACTTCTTAACATCTGCAGCTGTTAAGTCCTTCATCTCCCCGAACGAGAAAGCTAGATCGATAAACTTATCTTCAAGTTCAACCATCTTAGTCGCAATGGTATAAATCTCACCCTTAAGCTTGTCGTTCCAAATATGCTTGTTCTCTTCAATAAAGGTACGGAAAAGCTTAATCATATTTTCACAATGCATGGTCTCGTCAACAATAGACCAGGTAATAATCTGGCCCATCGACTTCATAAGACCGTGACGGGGAAAGTTGAGAAGCATGATAAAGGATGAGAATAGCTGCATACCTTCCGTAAAGGCTGAGAACGCTGCAATCTGCTGAGCTACGCTCTCAGCATCTTGAGCAGACATTTCAGCGAAGTATTCGTGTTTCTCCTTCATAGCTGCATATTCAAGAAACTCCTGATATGTCGTTTCCGGCATATTAAGAGTTTCAATAAGGTGAGAGTACGCAGCGATATGCAGAGCTTCGCGAGCTGCGAAGCCTGTAAGCATCATACGAATTTCAGGCTGCGGAAAGTACGGAAGGTAGTTCTTAATATAACCACCAGCTACGTCGATATCACCCTGAGTAAAGAAACGCAAAATCTGAGTAAGAAAGTACTTCTCATTATCCGATAGCTTCGTATTCCAGTCCTTTACGTCTTCGATAAAGGGTAGCTCGGTATGCATCCAATGTGCTTGTTCATGTGACAGCCACGCATCATAAGCCCACGGATACTTGAAAGGTTTAAAGTATGAGCGTTCGTCGGTGAGCTTAAGTTTTTTATGGTTATTCATTTTACTTACTCCGCTGCAAAAATTGTATCTGCTACTGATACGTCTATTACTTTATAGCCAAATTGACCGATTAAGTCAAGAATATCCGCCCCATCTTTGTTTTCACAGGTAATAACTGGTTTAAATTTCTCTATAGTATATAAGGCACCTCTTATAATATTATATTCGTAACCTTCAGTATCTAAACAAATCATATCACAAGCATTTAAATTAAGACTATCAATTGCTATAATAGGTACTACACCATTAACGTCTTCGATAGTTTTGTGCATACCGACGTTGGATCTATTATTACGCATTACAGTACAGAAACTATTTACTGCGCCAAGCGCGGCGTTTATTTTAATAACATTGTCAACTTGACAGTTATTAACGAGGCAATGAAAATTAAGACTATCAGGTTCAAATGTATACACTGTCTTAAATCGATTAGCAAGTAATCTAGGGTATAGGCCTAGATTACCACCTGCTTGTACGCAGACGTTATAATTCTTAACGTGTGTAAAATATTTAATACTATGAGAATGTATCCAGTCTTCCCTGGGTCCTAGCCACGCACCACCGTCCGTATTCGGACCTCCATCTCCCTTTATCCATAGCCAGTCCGATAGACCTTCTATAGGTCTACCAGAACGTACGTATAGTTCGTCCCTAAAATCGCTCATTATACTAACCTTCACATGCTAAACAAGTTTCTTCTGTAAGCGCCTTAATATCGATTTCTTCGATAATTTGACGCTTAATCTGCTTTGACACCTTATCTGCCTTCTTAATCTTTTCACTTCTGCAGTAATATAGAGTCTTTAGTCCTTTCTTCCAAGCAAGGAAGTGAGTTGCGTGTAGATATTTAACGTGGGTGGTGGGTAGAAAGAATAGATTGAGTGACTGTCCTTGGTCGA